TCACCTACATCAACTCCACTGATGGCCGCACCTTCAACATCCCAACTGTAGATGACACCGCAGTCACCGCAGTTGCGCACACTGAAGGCACTCAGCCAACAGACGATGGTGGCAAGGACGTTACCTTCGGTCAGAAGTCGCTCGGCGCGTTTGCTTTCGACAGCGAGTGGGTTCGCTGGTCGGCAGAACTCAACGCAGACAGCATCTTGAACATGGAAAGCCTGTTGGGCGAGTTGCTCGGTGAGCGTCTTGGCCGCATTGCAAACAGCAAGCTGACCACTGGTTCTGGTTCTTCTGACGTTGAGGGCATCGTGACCAACTCAGCAGCAGGCAAAGTTGCAGCCGCAACTAACGCAGTAACTGCTGATGAGATCATCGACCTGATCCACTCTGTTGATCCAGCCTACCGTTCCGCACCAAACACTGCCATCATGATGGATGACAGCACTTTGGCAGCGGTTCGCAAGTTGAAGGACGGCAACGGCAACTACCTCTGGCAGATGGGCAACTACCAAGCTGGCATCCCACAGAACTTGTTGGGCTACAATGTTGTAGTCAACCAAGCGATGGCTGGCATCGGTGATGGCGCATCTTCCAAGATCATGCTCTTCGGTGATATGTCGAAGTTCTATGTTCGCAAGGTTGGCGCACCATCCATCTACGTTGCGCGTGAGCGTTTTGCACCTGATTACGGCATCTTGGGCTACATCCGCTTTGACGGTGTTCTCTCCAACACTGCTGCAATCAAGCACCTCGCACTGGCCGCATCGTAAGGTCAATTTAACGGCAGGGCGGCAAGTTCGCCCTGCTTATTAAGTTGATCTAGAAATGGAGGGTATTATGCCCAAGATTAAACTCTTAACATCTATGGCAGGCATTGATTTTTCGCATAACGCTGGTGATGTAATTGATGCTAATGAGGCTGAGGCATTGCGCTTTATCTCTGCTGGCATCGCAGAGCCAGTTGAAGAACCGAAGGTTGAGCGCGCAACAAAAAAGCGGTTCACACGCAAGGCCGTAAAGGACGAATAAGCTATGGTTAAGCCTCTTGCCTGTCATGACGCATTAGAACTGCTTGAGGCTCCAGCCACCACCCCTGTCACGCTGACGGAGGTGAAGGCACAGTTGCGCATTGAGCATACTGATGATGACACGCTGATCAATCGCCTTATCAATGTTGCAGTGGCTTACACTGACGTTAAGGGTGCGCTTGGTCATGCGATGATTTCGCAGAAGTGGGGCCAGTGGGTTACAAGCACACCAGCGCAAACTGTCAATCTGACGCTTGGGCCTGTCATCTCTGTTGATGCGGTCAAGTATTACGACATTGATGGCAATTTGCAGACTGACACTCTCAGCAATTATGAGATTTATGGCACTGATTTCACCAAGACAATCGGGCCAAAAGAGGGCTTCAACTGGCCTGTTGCAGAGGATCGTCCAGATGCAATCCGCATTGAATATACAATCGGATATGGCACATCTGCATCTGATGTGCCTGACACGCTTCGCCACGCAATGATGATGCTGATCGGTCATTGGTATGAGCATCGTGAAAATGAATTGGTTGGAAGCATATCAAAGAATATACCATATGGCTTTGACGCTTTGATTGATATGCACAGGCGGTGTTGGTATGGTTAAGGCTGGCCTGCTGCGTGATCGTGCGACCTTTCAGCGACTGAGCGAAGGCGCAGTTGATGATTACGGCAACGTATATACAGGCTGGGCCACACTTGCCACGCGATCTGTGGACATCCGCGAGGTCACTGGCAAAGAGGACATCCAAGGCGGTGCGTTGTCTGATGTCGGTCAGGCAACCATGCGTGCGCGTTCTGACAGCACCACCCAGACCATCACATCGGCTGATCGTGTCGTGTGTCGCGGCAAGACTTGGAACATCAAGGATGTGATCCAGACTGATGCCAAAAATACCATGCTTGAGTTTAAGCTAGAGCGGGGTGTGGCGACATGAGAGTTACTGGTGCTAAAAAATTGCAAAAGCAATTAAAGGACTTGCCCGTTGAGACAAGAACTCAGATTGCCAAGGTCATTAGAAGAAATGCTGAGGCTGGCGCGCGGCTAGCCCGTCAGCTTGCGCCTGTTGACAGCGGACAGTTGAAGGGTTGGATACATACAAAGTATGAAAACGGCGGTTTGACTGCATCTATTGAAGCCGCACCACCAACAAAAGAGGCGCAGATCAAGGCTAAGTCTGTTGAGGGCGGCGCAAAGCGTGAAAATAGAGGCGAGACTAAAGCCGCGCCATATATCAATATCATGAAAAAACACCTAGCAAAGCGCCACAGAAACAATATTAGAAACGCCATCAACAAGGCAGCAAGGAGTGCAGTCAATGGCTGATGGTTTTGGTCTTGCTTTGCAGAAGGGTTTGCGCGCTGCATTGGTTGCGAATAGCGGCGTGACTGCGCTTGTCTCAACTCGTATCTATGATGAGCCACCGCAGAACGTGACATTCCCATATATGCGATTTGGTGACATTGAGCCAAGCGCGTTTGACACTGACACCACCGAAGGGTCGATTGTGGGCATCTCTATTGAGGCTCATTCTCGCAGCGCATCTGGTCGCGTTGAGGCCACGCAAATGGTTGAGGCTGTAAAAGAGGCGCTGCATCGGCAAGAGGCTTCTGTTACAGTAACGGGACACACCTTGGTCGAATTGATATTTCAGACCTATTCGGTTACAAGAGATGATGAGGGTCGTGGCTACACGGCTGTTATCGCGCTTCAAGCGATGCTTGAGGAAACCGCCTAAACTCCGCGCTGTGGGCAAGCGCAATTAATGGAGGCCGATCATGGCTAAACAACTTGGACGCGCCTTGCTCGTTAAGATCGGGGATGGCGAAGTATCTGAAACTTTTGCAAACCTTTGCGGTTTGAACAGCAAGTCGTTGACGATCAACAACTCTGCGATTGACGTAACCACCCCAGACTGCACAACGCCAGAAGGCGCATTGTGGACTGAGACATTGGCTGGCTTGAAGAACGTGTCTGTCTCTGGCGATGGTTTCTTTGAGGACAGCACCGCAGAAGCACGCATGAACACTGTGGCAATGCAGAATGACAATCAGGCAAACTTTCAAGTGATCGTTCCTGATTTTGGCACATATGCAGGCGCATTCCGCATCACATCGCTTGAGTTTGGCGGTGAGACAGAAGGCGGTGTGACCTACAGCATCAGCCTTGAAAGCACTGGCACGGTCACGTTTACGGCTGCGTAATGGCTATCACGGCACAAGCGCCGCGTGGGGGTGTTGTCGAGTATATCGGCAGCACCTCTTATACGTTCATCTTGCGCAACCGCGAGATTGAGCGTTTTGAAGATAAGCATCGCGGCATCTTCGATTTTTGGGAAGGTGTGTTTGGCAGAGGCAAAAAGCCAAGCAGCACAGAGGTGCGTGATCTGGTTGCACTGGCCTTGGTTGGCGGTGGCATGAAGGATCACGATGCTGACAAGGTTCTGTCAGAATGCGGCCCAGATCAACTCATGCACTTGCTTCAACTTGCGCAGGCGATTGTGGGCGTTGCCTTCATGCCAGATGCGATAGAGGAAGCGGAAAATAAATCAAAAAAAAAGATCAAGGAAAACTCCCAAGCCGCCTGAATGTTAGACAGTTAATTCGCAATGGCATTGTCATTGGTTTACGCCCTGATGAAATTCGTGATATGTTGCCAAAAGACACATTCAATATCTTCGAGGGATGGCATGAAGCGCACAATCCCAAGAAGGCTGGTTCTGAGGCCATGTCGGCTGATGAGTATAAGGAACTTGTGAGGCGCGTAGATGGCAATTAGTGCAGAACAGCTAAACGTGATTTTGAGTGCGCGTGATCGTGAGTTCACAAGGGCAATGGATCGGGCGCAGCGCAGGGTTGAGCGTTTTTCTAAGCAGACAAATCGCGGTCTTATGTCGGCAAGTGGCTCGTTCACAGCGTTGGCTGGTGCAGCGCGCACGTTTTTACCTGCACTATCTGCTGGTCTTATTGTCCAACAGGTGCGCCGCGTTGTGTCTGAGTTGGATGAGATCGGCAAAAAGGCTGATGCCATCGGCCTGACCACTGATGCTCTGCAAGAACTTCGCACAGTTGCTGAAGAGGCTGGTGTCTCGCAAGAGGCATTGGATAACTCAATGATGCAGTTCTCGCGGCGCTTGGGTGAGGCGCGGCAGGGCTTAGGTCAGGCGCGTTATGCTTTGGATGACCTTAATTTGAGTGCAGATGATTTGGCACAAATGCCACTAGATCAGGCGCTGCAAACTGTTGCAGAGGAAATGACCAAAGTTGAGGACGCCACATCTCGCACAGCATTGGCGCAGCAGTTGTTTGGCCGTTCTGGCGTTCCGATGTTGAACCTGCTGCGCGAAGGCGCAGATGGAATGGAGCGTATGCGTCAAAACGCGCGTGATCTTGGCATCGTGATTGATGAGGATTTAATCCGCAGCGCAGAAGAAACTGAGAATAAACTTGGCCTCTTGTCGCGCGTGATTAATGCTGATTTGAGTGCTGCGCTTATGAGCCTTGCGCCATTATTGGTCACAGCGGCTAATGGCATTAGAGTTATTGCAGAACAAATTAATTATTTGTTTGCATCAATGCCTATAGAAGATCAAATGCAAGAGCGCAAAGATGAAATTCAACGGCAGATACAGCAAATCAATGCAATGATTTTGGAGGAAAGTCGAACTGGCGCATTCCCAATAGATCCTGAAGGTAACATCCCATATGTGAATGTCGCTGGCGCAGTCAATGGGCTTGAAATGCTTCACGCTGAATTGGATGGCATTAATGCTGTGTTAACCTCTATTGGCCAGAATGATGATACGCCTCCAGCGTTAAATACACAAACTTTGAGTGCAGGCGCGGCTGGCGTTAGAGATGCGCGCGATGCCTATATGGAGTTGATGGAGGCTGCACTTGAGGCAAACCCTGCGCTTGAGGCTGTAGGCTTCACAGCAGAAAGCCTTGGCGAAACCATGAAGATGGTCGAGAGCGGCATGGAAAATGCTTTCATGTCTATGATTGATGGAACGATGACTGCCAAAGAGGCTTTCCGCAGCATGGCCGCAGACATTATCAAGCAGCTTTATCGTGTTCTTGTTGTGCAGCGCATGGTTGGCACTGTCGGTGGCGGTGGCATTGCTGGTGCAATCGGAAATATTTTTGGCATGACACCGACTGGTCAGGCATCAGGTGGCGCTGTGCAGGCTGGTCAGCCATACACAGTTGGTGAGCATGGCCGCGAACTATTCGTGCCACAAAGCGCAGGTCGCATTCTGAGTGTGGCGCAGACAAAAGGCGCTATGGGCGGCGGCGGCGGTGTTGTCGTAAATCAAACGATCAACGTCAGCACGGGTGTGCAACAGACTGTCAGAACAGAGATCAAGCAACTCATGCCGCAGATCGCAGAGAGCGCAAAGAATGCAGTGGTCGATGCCAAGCGGCGCGGTGGATCATATGGAAGGGCGTTTAGCTAATGGCAATTTCGTATCCTTTGTCACTGCCTACAGTCACAAACCCGCGCAGCGTGGAATTGCGTGCGATCAACGCTGTGGCATACAGCCAGTCACCATTTACGTTCGCAGGTCAATCACACGCCTATCAAGGGCAGATGTGGCAAGTTGATGTCAGCCTACCACCTATGCGGCGCACAGCGGCAGAGCAATGGATCGCTTTCCTTGTGTCTCTGCGTGGGCAATACGGCACTTTCCTCTTGGGCGA